TTCTGCTCCTCGCCGCAGTGGGGACAGAAGCAAAGGGAATTCTCTAGGTTCTTCATTCTCTCTCCACCACGGGAAGGTCCACACATCGGCAGTTAAAATCGTTCCCTGGATTTCCTCTCCGACCGGTCACCGGGTCCACGATCGGCGGGTCGTCGTACCGGAACTTGCGACCGTCGTGCGCCTTGTGCGTCGCCCGCACCCTGCCGTCACGGGTGCATCGCCAGATGTAGTATTCGCACCCGGCGTCTTTGGCCCTCGCCTTCCTGAAGTTCGCCATGAAGTTGGCGGTCTCCTGCCTGGCGATCAGCTGCGCGCGGGACTTGGAGACGGCATACTCGTTCCGGATCCTCTCGGCGAGTCCCTCCGCCCTGTAGCCCTGGGACGCGTTCTCGTCCACCTCGTCGCGCAGGCGGTCGATGGCCTCCTCAGCGAAGTCCTTGATCGGGATCTTGGCAATCTCAGCCATGCCCTTCGAGAGCTCCTTCAACCCAGTCTCATTGAGCTCCGGGATGCCGACCTCGAGACCCTTGGCCGCCGCCTTCCACCCCTCGTCGACGGACTTCACGGCGTGCTTGGTGGAGGGCTTGAGGTCGAACTTGTCGACCGCCTTGCGGACCTTCGACTTCAGGTCCTTCAGGATCTCGTGGATCTGGTCGTGGGCGGCCTCGCTCTTGACCCGGTATCCCAGGACTTCCTTGCCGACCCAGCCGGGGACCTGGCCTACGGGGCAGGTGTAAGCTCCCCGCGTCTTGTCCAACTTGGCACCGAACGACCTCATGCCGTCGGCTATTCCCTTCGATGACTTCCCGCCTACCAGGGTGAAGATAGCCAACCCTGACTTGGCGTCGGTCGTCATCTGTACCGACCCGTCTCGGAGGGCCTTGCGCAGGGCGTCGCCCTCCGCGTTGAGCAGCTCCTCGCGGTCCCTGGGCACCGACCCCCGCGGCATGAGTCTGCGCACCCTCTCCACGACCGGGCGGTAGACCAGCTCCCACAGGAGGTCGTTGATCTGGTCCTCGAGCGGAGCGTGGTCGTCGTACTTCAGCCTCTGCGGCTGCAGGGTCTTCATGCGGCCCTCATCCCGACCGACGCCGCGACGGCGTCTCCTACCCTTATCTCGACTGCTGGCATGAACCCGGCGGCTGCGAGCCCGGACGCCAGTCTCCGCGCGGTCCTCATCTCAGACGGCGTCGCCCCCGACGATGGGTTCGCCACCGCCAGGAGCTTCATGAGCCGCCTGAGCCCGCGTGTCATATCTCTATTGAGGAATCACCAGTCCGGCGTTCGGCGGGGCGACGACCTTCGACTTGGCCGCCTCCGCAGCCCTGGCCACCTGCGCCATGAACTGGTTTTGCATGACCATCGACTTCGCCGTCTCGAGGATCCCGTACAGCATGACGGCCGGGCACTTCGAGGACAGCGTGCACTGGTTCGTCTTCATGTCGAACGCGATCTTCACGTGGATCACGCTGTCCGTCTGCGGGTTATCTTTCTCGTCGCTCACTGGACCTCCTCCTGCACTGATCCCCGCTCCGGCTCGACCGTCTCCCTGGGCTCGGTCACGGGTTCCTTCTCGATCTGCTCTGCCGCCGACTGCGGCGCGGGTGTCTCGCCGAACAGCTGTCCGGTGCTCGGGGCCTCCGGGTGCGGCGGGAGCAGTCCCTGCTGCGCCCTCGTCTGGATGCTGACCAACCCGTCCTTGTGAAGCAGCTCGCCGACTTCCTTGGCGTCGAGCAGCTGCGCCTGGTACAGCGCGACGTACCTGTTCTGCTTGGAGGTCTTGATGGTCTCCTCCTCGACGGCCCCGATGATGCGCAGCGGCTTGAACTTGAACGACAGGTCGTAGACCTTGCCGAACACGGCGAGCTGCAGGAGCCGGAGCACCTTCCGGATCATGGGCTTCGACGGCTCGCGCACCTGCGACGTGATCATCGCGTTGTAGTTCTCCAGGTCGTCGTCCCCGGCGTTGAAGCCAGCGGCTGACATGCCGAAGATCTTGGTCATGGGCATCCGCAGCGCCGACGCGATCCCGAAGCGGTTCTCCCGCATGACCTCGGCCATACCGGCGAAGGAGTTCGACTGCACCTCGTACTCGTCTTCCTTGTCCAGGATCAGCGCGTTGTGGAAGTTCTTGATCTGGTTGGTCGCCGCGATGCGCTGGCGGATGACCCCCTCGCCGTCAGGGGTCGCCAGGGTCGCGGCGTAGTCCTTGATCTTGTACACGTCGATCTTCGCCTCGTCCAGGATCTCGTAGAGGACGTTGCGTCCGCGCAGCCACATGTTGAAGTCCTCGACGGCGCGCTCGAGCTCGCTCATCCCCCAGCCAGACAGCTGCGCGCGGATGAGTCGCGGGGCGCGCTTGCCGCCGTAGGTCAGGACGCGGGAGGCGTCGAGCCGCTTGCCGTAGAACAGGAACTCCTTGGCGCTGCGCATCGCGCCGCTGAACTCCCAGCGGTCGGCGTCGTAGAGCTCGAACTCGCCCCGGCGCATGTCCGACTCGACGAACGGGCGCTCCCAGTCCTGGCCGACGTTGATGATCGCCCCGCCGCCCCCGTAGAGCCGCCCCCATATGATGGTCTGCTTCACGGTCTCCCAGATCCCGTGCTCCTCGGCGTAGTCCTCGATCTCCCCGAGGTTCTCCGCGCTGAGCTCCATGGACTGGAGCTCCAGGCCCTCGCGGAACGCGTCGAGGACCGGCTCGTCGATCATGGTCTGCAGGACGCCGTGCGTCTTGTAGAGGTAGGTCAGGAGCGTGTAGTTGAGGGTCAGCGGGGCGTAGAGGTTCGAGGTGAAGAGCGGGATCAGCGAGCTGATGTTGTCCTGGTGCATCATGCTGCCCGCGATCCCGGAGAGCGAGTTCGTGAGCTGCTGCTTCTTCAGGCTGATGACCTCGCGCAGGTGCTCGACGCGGTCGCGGAGGACGGCGTTCTCTAGTTCGAGCGGGGTGGATTCTTTGGAGATCATTTCACCCTCTTAATAACCTTGGCATCATCAGGCATGAGGTAGTCGTGCACGCGCCTCTCCATCTCCTCAATCGCCGCGTCGTCAGACGACATGGCCGGAAGATACCCGCCGGCATCGCTTCCCTTGTACTTATGACCGGAGTCGGTCTTGAAAAGTTCGTACCAATGCTTACCGCCGCCCGACTCCCACCGCGCCAGCGACTCCTCGGAGTTCTGGTACTCCCTCGACCCGTACCGCCGCCCGCCGTAGTTCTCGCGGACGTCGGGGGTCTGGACATCAGGGGCAGAATTCTGCGGATCGGTGTAGGCATCCACCTCGATATCTCCTCCCTGTTGCTCTATCCATTTGGAGCGGGCGTCTGCTGTCTTGAAGAACTTTTGGCCGGGTGCGCTCTTCATCCCCTTGCGATAGCGCACGCCGAACATCTGCCAAGTATCATCGGCGTTCTTCTTCTCTGTCATCTTCATAAAGTGGAAGTCATCCGTGCAGTGGCACCCGATGTTCCCGCACGGGTATCCGATGGAGACATGGTACTGCGCCGGATCGGAGTGGGCACACTTGGGACAAACATCGAAGGCGTTCGCCAATGTCCTGCTCCACCCGTCGCACTCGAAGTTCGGGACGCACGACGCACACAGGTTGCGAACCGCACCGCGCATCTTCGGGTTCTGGGGATCCTGCAGTGGGGTCACCTCGACCTTGTCTTTGCCGCAGCCCTGACAGTAGCCGAGGGAGTTGATCATACCCATCTGCCGCATCTTGGCCTCGTATCGTTCCGCGGTTTCTTTTTCGAGGATCTCTTCACCAACTTTACAAGCCGGTCCTTTACCCTTGATAGCTTTTTCACATCGAGGGCAATCCATGGAGTGCGTTAGAAACTTGGATGACTTTGCATTCTTATACTCCCGCAACCCCTCCTCCCCTTTCGTCTCCTCGCCGCACTTCGAGCACCTGCGCTGGATGAGGCCGGGATCCTGAGGGTTGATGATAACCATGGAGGCGCCGCAGGAGGGGCAGGCCTTCACCGCGTTCTCCCTCTCTGCGTCCAGGAGCGCCTGGGCCTTCTCGCACTTCTTGCACGGCTTCTGGAAGTCGTACTCGCTCATGCAAGTCTTCAGGTGCTCCCGGGCCTCGGCCGCGCCTTGGATATTCTCTAATTTAACGGGATAATTCGTTTCCATCTTTTTGGCACATGACTCGCACATACTCCTGATAAATGTACCACTGGTATCCGTCAAATGGTACCTATACGTCGGCACGGATTTCTCGCACATCCAACATTTTCCCACGCGTCCTCCGGCGTTTCGGGTCTCTAAATACGGCTGGACCGACTCGATCTTATCGGCATACTTCTTGGCGCACGAATCACAGATCGCACCCTCGCCAGTCGGCGAACCGAGCGAGCCGCCGCGCTCCTTGAATACGGCATACTTGGTTGCGACTGGAGCCGGACTCCCGTGCGCGGGGTTATCGAGAATATAGCAGACGACGGGCGATGCGTTTCGCTTCTCGACCGAAGAAGAATCGACGGTAACATCTCCGGATCCAGATTCCATTCGGCAGGTTACCATACCGGATAGTTGCCCAGTATGAACCTCGACAACGGTCGCGGGGTAACCGTTACACGTAACTCTGTCTCCTGACTTGAACGAAGAAGCGTTCCCCAACTCCTTGAATTCCGCCTCGGCTTCCTTGATGTCCTCCGCGATCTGCGCCCGGTCGGCAGGGTCTCCGGCCTGCGCCATGCGACCCTTCAGCCGCAGGATCTTCTCCTGCCAGCGCTCTTTTAAGGAAGGGGTGGCGACGGCGTTCTCCATGCCCCCTGTGGGAGGATCGGCCTTGTATCTCGCGACCACGGAGGCCGGGGGATCTTCCGCGTCCTTCGAGGCGTGCGCGTCGCACACCGGTACGACGTCGTGAATAGAGCCCCAGGCCTGGGCACCACACTTCCAGCACTTGACAGTACCCTCGTCATAGTCGCCGTGCTTCGAGGAGCGCTTCGCGTTTTTCAATTCCAGGTCCGTCGTCCTCGCGGAGTACTTGAAGCCCGTCTCGTCTTCGACATACGCCGCCCGGTCTCCGGGCGTGAAGTTCAGGATCGTGACTTCCTTCTCGGTGTGTTTGTCGACGCAGGTGTCGCCGGTAGCGAAGGGAGGACGAGCGTTCGAGTTGACCCCCTCCTCCTTCGCCTTCTCCGCGTAGCACTTCTTACAGAGCATCTCACCCATGAGTTCCATGAAGGTCGCGGCGGTGAGCTTCTTGCCGCAGCGGTCGCAGGCGACCTTCTCGAATAGGTCGTTCTCCTTCCCCACCAACCCGACTCCTTCCGGGCACAGGTAGGCGAGCGCCTCGTCGTCGCGCTCCATGTTCAGCGCGGCCATGCAGACCGGGCACTCGGTGAAGTGCTTGTCGGTGAACTGGGAGGAGTTCGACCTCTCGTATGCGTCGGCCAACTTCCGACCCTCGTCGCAATATTCAACGGCGCCACCGTGGAGTCGCGCCTTCGTTGCCGAGGCCTTGCAGCGCTCGCACTTCAAGACGTGCTCGCCGAACTCCTTCAAGCCCTTTAGTTCAGAGGAATTCTCGGCGTCCGCGTTCCCCTTGGCCTGCCTGAATTCAGCCGACACGACGTCCGACTCGCCGTACTTTCGGTAGTGCTTCCCGCAGTCCGCGCACCTAAATCCCACGGTGCCGGAAAACCCCTCCCTTTTCGCGTACGCGGGGAACTCGATCCTGCGCCCGCAGGCACAGGCGAACCCGTCCCGGTCCTGGGAGACGGCGTTCTCCTTCACCCCGGCGCACGCCGGGCAGGACATGCTCCCCTTGTAGGTCATCGCGTCGTGCTCGCATACTGGCTTCTTGCAGTGTGGGCACGTGTCGAGCTCGCCGATCTCGTGCCGGGTCCTGCCGCAATACACGCAGGTGGGCTCGATGGCGTTCCCCCTCTCCTTGTGCTTTTGGATCTCGATCATCGACCGGGCCATCTTCATCGCGTCGTCTTGGGTCTTCCACCTCGTGCCGCACTCCTCGCCTTCTACTTCGCAGAAAAATCCTGGACCGTCAGGGTACTCCACCTTCCACACTACGACGCGGTGCCCTTCGACCAGGTCGTTGAAGGTGACTCCGACGGCGGCGTTCTTCACCTCCGCCCTGTACTCGGTGCAGCCGCACGCCTCGCACGCACCGAGGCCGGAGTAGTGGTGGAGTTCCTTCACGTGGGAGCAGGTGCAGGGGGGTTCGACGGCAGAGTTCTCGACTCCTTTATAAGACGAGTGCCCGGTGTCCATCTTGTGATCCCTGACGTCGGCGTCGGTTGGCAGCTGCGCCCCGCACTCGTCGCACACCCAAGGGGCCTGCAAGGCGTTTGGTTTCTCCTCCCAACCGTGTTCGTCGCTATCGACGTGCACCTTACTCGGCGCACCACATGGCTCCCCAAGGTGCTCACTATTCGAAGGAAACCAAAGACCACAGTTTTTGCACTTGGTATATTTACCGGCGTTCGCGTTCTCCTCCCCGTAGAGGAAGTGCCGGATCGTCGCTGGGGTCTTGTTCAGCTCGTCGGCGATCTTCTCGTCCGTTTTGCCGGACCGGTGGAGCTCCATGGCCCTGTGCATCTCGTCGCCATTCATCGTCTGCTGCGGGGGCATGGCGTTCTCCCGCTCGTCCGGGACCTGCACGAACTGCGGACAGGTGCAGCCGCCGAAGTGGCACCCCTTGTCGTCGTGATAGGGATAGTCGTGCCCACACTGGGCGCAGTGCCCGCTCGAGTTCTCCCGCTCCTCCATCGTGGGTGCCGCGGAGGCATAGGACCTGGTGCGCTTGGCCTCGGATCGCTTGGCGGCCAGGACCTCGCGTATCGTCCCGGCCCTGAGGTTCAACTCCCGGAGCAGCGAGGTGACCTCCGAGGCCATCTGGTGGTCGCCAGTTCGCTCGGCGTCTTGGAGCGCAGGTCCGGCATCCTTAACCGAGGCATCTACGGAGGCCAGGTCGGCCTCGAGCTTCTTGATTTCGACGTCGAGGTGCGAGGCGATCTCGAGGGCGTTCGCGAAGATGTCCTTCTCCGTGAAGGTTCCCTTCGAGCGGCGCATCTTGAGTTGCTCGTTCACCGCTTCTTGTTCATCGTGGTCGCAGACCTCGTACTCCTTGCTGAACATATCCTTGGCGACCTTGGTCTGGTCGGCGGAGTTCGCATTCATCACGTCGTCGGCGCATCCCTCGCAGTAGTATTCGCCGCGGACCTTCTCCGCGCACTTCAGGCACATGGGCACGTCGCACTTCTCGCAGTTGGCCTCCGCCGGCTTACCGCACCCGGCGCACTTGACGACGGCGTTCATGAGCTCCTTGACCCGCGCCTTGATTTTCGCATAGATACCGGTAGGCTCGTTCATACCCAATCCCTCATTGAAGTCATAGGATCCTCAAGGCACAGTAGGACCGCGTCGCGGAGGTCGTCGTGCTTGGGTTCGTTCTGCGTCAACTGCGAGTGGAGCGTGTCGCGGAGGTGCTTCGGAATCTTGCAGGAGATGTGAACGCGGCCGAACTCGAAGTGCCCGGACTTCGCGGCGAGGTTCGCCTTCTTCCCCTTGACCCAGGTTACGAGGTCGACGGGTAGGGAGGTCTTCGCCTTGGCCTGGTTGCCAAAATCCTTAAAACCTGCTATCGACTCAACATACGCCCGCTTGACCCGGTGCTCGGCGCCGCGGGCATTCTGGTGCGCCTGCATCCTCTCGAGCTGCGCGAGGCGGGCGTCCCACGACATGGGCTCGCAGTGCAGGTCCTCGATGAAGTAGTCGAACCTCGTCCCCGGGCCGCGGGTCTTGATGACCGTGGCGAAGCCTGCCGGGTCGCCGGTCTCTTTCTCCCCGGTGCTCGGGTCGCAGCCCATGACGACGGTCTCGATCCGGACCTCTCGGGTCTGCGAGAGCTGGGGCCACTTGACCTCGGGATTGTACTCCCAATTTTTCAACCACGCAGACTTGACAATCGACTCGGCGTCGCTGGTGACGACGTTCAGCAACTCGCGGTTAAAGATGACCGACCCCATGCGCTCCAGGTCCTCGCGGAGCTCCTGGTCGGTGTAGAGCTCGGGCCAGAGCGACTTGCCGTCGTCGCGTATCGCGGAGAAGGTCCGCGACTTGCACCCGGGCCACTTCTCCATGGCCGTGAGGATGTCGAGCTCGTTGATCGTGGTGCCGCTCACGTGGAACGCGTGGCCGCGGGAGCGGGCGAGGACCTTGTATAGGGTGCCCTTGATCCAGGTGTTGACGCGCTCCGTCGCCTCGAGGTTGTGGATCTCGTTCTCGTCGTACGCGTCGTCCAGCAGCACGTAATCCGGGCGGCGGTTGCGATACTGGAGCCCGCGCAGCGAGCAGCCAGCGCCCACGGACTTGAATACCGCGCCGTTGCGCAGCTCAAACTCAGCGTCGGTCCACCGGTGCGTCACCTGGTTGCCGTACGCCGCGCGGATCGCCGTGTTATCCTCGAGCTCCGCCTTGATCGCCCTGTTGACCGCCAGCGCCTTCGTGTCGTTCGCCTGGACATTGAGATAGAAGTTGTAGAGCTTCGGCTCGACGAGCGCCTGATACAGAGGAATTAAGTTGCACCCGATCGTCGTCTTCGCGAAGCCGCGGGGCGCCTTGGTAGAGGCGATCGGCTCCTTCCTTATGGAGACCATGTACCCGTGCAGCTCGGAGCAGAACGGGAGGTTGAACTTCTCCGGCATGGCCGCGGCGCCCCACGCGAGGACGTCTCCCCGGGCCGCCGCCCTGCGCATCAGCGCGACCCGGGCGGCGACTGCGACCGCGTGGCGGAATTCCTTACTGGCCAGGAGCTCGAGCTGCTGGGGAGTCAGGTCGCTCATCGAGATTCTTGCCCGACCGATCCGGAGCAGCGCGTGACGGACCTCATGCGGGTCACCATCGACGATCGAGCTCCACGCCCGGTCGGGCGGGAACGAGTAGGCCCCCGGAGGGGCCGAGAAGGATAGGCTGGGTATCGCGAGAAGAATACCCAGCCCAAAAACGATCATCATATCGGCGCATTCTCTATCGCGCGCCTTCCTCTCCAATACGCAGAGGAAGCCTCACCACATTTCTTCTTAGTATCATCAGAATGTGTTTTCCCCAGCCTCGCAGCACTCAAAAGTTTCTTGGTACGAAGAGGTGTTCTCAGGCCCTGATTCCAAGCGGGGTGCCTGCACTGGGGACATTTCAAACCCTTATTCCAAGAGGTGCCGCCGCGTGAGCCCTTGTTCCATGGAACCTGGCCTGTGCACTTTCCCGCGTTCCACGGTTTCCGACCTCTCATAGTGATACGCAGCCGCGCTTTGAAATCCTCGCTTTTTGGCTTCCCCGATTGTGCGTCACTAAGTTTCTGTCTGTGCTCACCGGAAAGAGGACCTATTTTATAGTGGCGGCCTTTATTCCAGGGAATTTGGCCTCTATTCGCTAAAGAAATCTTCAAACGGTACGCAGGAGTGAAGACCTGAGCTCCTCCAGTACCTCCCTTCGAGAGATTATACATCATCCGTTTCCCGTAAGATTTTGTGAATCGTGCAATCTGCCAGATCTCCTCAAGATCTAGCTCCTCGCGAGACGTTACCCACTTAATCGGAGTGACCTCAAAAGCATCTTCACCATATTTAAGGAGCGCTCGTCTCAAAACCTTTCCGCTGCCTAAGTATAGAGAGTCGAATTTCGACCCGGCGTGTTGACCAATATAGTGCTTGCCAGATGCCTTGCAATACGTGTGGTAAACGTAGCCGTAGCGATTCATTCAACAGAGCTGAGTTTCTTGATGAGGGATAGCAGGGCCGCCTCGTCCATCGCCTCGATCGCGCGGGTGAGTGGGTCGGGGATCAGCGGGGCGCCGTTGGCCCCGGTGAGCTCGACCTTCTGACTCTTCGCCCCGGTGATCTCCGCGGCGAGGTTGAGGTAGAATCCCCGGGCCCTATAGTCGGGGTCCACCTTCTCCGTCTTCACGCGACCCTTGTCCGCGAAGCGCTGGGTCTGCGTGGCGTCGAGGCCCTCCTTCAGCTTCGTGAGGAGCGCCTTGCGGTTGAGGAAGGGCTTGAGGTCCGGATCCTCTTCCATCATCTGCCGCATGAGCTCCTGCGTGTTCGGGTTGCGGAGCACGCGGCCGGGATACTGCTGCGCCACGCCGACCGCGGCGGCGATGTCCTTGTTCGTGCGGTCCGGATCCTTGAGGTACTCCGCGACGATCGCGCGGGTCTTCGGACCGAAGCGGGGTCGCCCTCGACCTCTCGGCTTGCGGGCGGATTTGTCCCCGGGCTTAGGGGATGACTTGTCCCCGGGATCCGGGGAGCCTGGCAGCTTCTCGTCGGGTGCCATCACCTGTCATTATATACCAAGAATCGACAGGGCGATGGTCCATTCTTGAACCACTTTGAGCCAGGATTTTCTGCTTAGGATTTTCGAATGTTTTTCATCAGTCTCTTCGCCGTACTCATCGACACGGAAAAGATCTGCATGATCGCCCGGAGGGTGAGCGGCTTCCCATAGTACTGCGAGAGGTCGACACGCGTCCGCCGCTTGCGGATCCGGATCTGCTTTCCGCCGAGTTCCCGCTCGACGACCTCCATGAGGTGAGGGCCGATGATCTTGGCAAGGCGCTCGTAGTCGCTCATGTATCTATAAGGAATATATTCACTGTATATAAAGGTTCTCGTGGGTACCGGTAACTATCCAATCTACTCCTCTTTACTCTCTTCTTCTTTTATTCTACATTGTATAATTACTGGTAACCAGTAGAACCTTTATATACAATTCCTTAATAGAGAGCCGAGAAAGCGCTCTCAATCTTTTTTGATAAGGCGCCCTGCAGCCCCTCGCTCCTGCGACTACTCAATCCCGAAATGCACCGGTTTCAGGTCTTTCCTTATGGAAGTCGTGCGAAGGATCCCGTCGACCACGACGTGCGCCATCCCGAGGGCGGCCATCAGG